ACAATCAGTCTTACCAGTCATTGTAGTATCTTCTATCCATTTAATTCGACCAACACTTTGGACCTTCTGTAAGTATTTCAGGTAAGGTCTAGATTGCAGTGTATGTATCCAATCGGCATCAAAGAGTAACCAAGTAGGTCGAATAGCACTAAAATATTCTATAGTTCGATGTAGCTCTGTTCTATCCCACATTGGATTAGTAATAATCAGGTCAGTTCCTACACCATAATCAGATAGTGTCAGGTTAAATGCATCAGCCTCATAGATATCCTCAGACTTTGGGTCTATGTCACTTACCCAAGTACACTTGAGGTCTGATAGCTGGTCCAGTGCTCTAACTAGTGCACCATTGCCAGCCATTGGTTCTGCATAAGTCTGATATGTTTCTATGTGCCTGATTAATGGTTCTACAGCCTTGATCGGAGTAGGATAATAGTCTCTTGCTCGTCTAATAAATCCTGAACTACGTTTCCCCATCAGGTCTCCAGTCTTTCTTTTTATTTCTATGAGGTTGAGTTGACATGTTATTCCAATTGTCTCGAACTATTGGATTTCGAGGCTTGAACTCAGCTAATGAAACTTGGACCTTAGGTCCTCTCCATCGTTCATATTGTCCAATTTGACAGTTTAATCTTTTACTAAATCTACTTTTGGTCATTTTCTATCCTTTTTGCTTAGAGCCAGAATAAGCCTCGTACAGACAATAGTTACCATTTGTAGACAATCATACTAGAGCATGTCGATATGGGCACTCAGTGAGGCTTAAAATGGGTCAAATTTCGTTTTTATTGAGTTCTTTCCACTCATTATCGGTAATTCCAGTCATAATGAACTCTCTTTCACTCGGAGAGAGGTTTGGCATTACCATTTGGATTAATGCTCCAGATTTCCATTTTTCTAATTGATCTTCCGAGACATCAATATTCATTTTGTGGACCTTACCAGTCATTGGAGATGTTCTTGTAATAATCATGTTAGGTCCACCAGTTCGCATGTATCTCCTGAACAAGCTAAAGTCTGAGACCCAGCTGTTTGATCTTCAGTTTCATAAACAGATAACTTGGACCAATCTATTTTATTTGGAGTTATTCTGTATAGATCATGATAGCTCAGTGCCTCGACCTCTTGATAAGGTGCTTGCTGGTAAACATGCTCTTCAAAAGGCAAAAATGAGATGCCTGAGACCATATCAAAGTTAGCATAGACCCAAGCTCCAACCTCTATCCATTCATCAGGTCTCACATTAACTGTGATACTTGGCTGATGTTCGGTCCAATATCTTGCATAAGTTTTCCAAATTTCTAAATGCTGGATAGCAGATAAATTTCTGGTAATTGTAGCATCCTCAGGAGATTTTTTAGGAAAGCTAAAGACTGTATTTCTATCAGGATACATTGCGTCTGGTTCATGACTAATACCCTGATCTTTTAGCAACTTGGTCACTGGGTCATCGTTAGAACCTCGTACAGTACGAATATAGTGCCTAGCATATCTTGGATGTATGCCTGAGGCTGAGTCTACCAGCTGACTTACAGTTCCTGATGGCTTTACAGTTGTAATAGCTTTACTAACATTTATATTTAGCTTTTTGGCATATTCCTGATTAGTTTTTCTAGCCTCTTGTCTTAGCTCCTGAAGAACTTGTCTAAGGTTATATTTTGTAGACATGCCTGACATCATTTCGTTATCCATAATGCCAGTTAATGAGACACCCAACAAAGCCTCACTACGAGTGTTTTCGGTCCACTCTGGTCTCAGATATGGAAAGTAAGTTTTAGTAGCTTGTATGGTGCCTAAAATCGTTGCTAGACGAACTTTGTATTTTAATGTTTCTAGATTGTCATGTGCTCTGACAACTACCTCAGTTAAGTTACAAAATTGTTTAGATTGTAATGCTATCTCAGCACATGGGTTAACTCCAAAGTCATGATCTTTTCGACCAATTAATTGAGCACGTTTTTTTAGTGCCTCTCTGTTAACTATTCCTCTTTCACCAGTGCCACTTTCAGCTAATGAAAGCCATTCTCTCATAAAGTTTACACTGTCAGGTTTTTCTGTATAAGCTACCGAATTGTTAGATAATGATCGATGGTCATTATGTTTCCAAAACTCACCATCTTTAGCATGTCTCATACGTTGATCAGAAAAGTTACTGAGTGAAATCATAGCTGATCGTCTTACACCACCTGAAACTACAGATTTTCCTATCATGCACATGATGTCATGGCACTCTATAGAATTGAGCTTACGACCTTTTGCTTTTTCAAGTGTTTTAGTAATAAAAGTTATACAATCAATGAGAGGTTCAGGACCTGATGCTCTTCCCCCAAAAATGTTAAGTCTAGAGCCAGCTGGTCGTATAAGTCGGAAATCAAATTGTGGTATTGTGCCAGTATCGTAAACCATAGAAAAAAGAGTTCTAATAGCATCTGCCCAACCTTCCTTACTATCTTGAATGAGCATAGTGTCATTGCTAAAATTTAATTTTTCAGGAACAATTGGTAACTTATCAATGTATTGTCTTTCTACTGAAAATCCTACACCAGTACCACACAACAAAATAAACATTGCCTCATCGAAAGCTCTAGGGTCATCGACAGCTACATAGCTACAATTGTAAGCACATGTATTATCTCTATCTAATGCTGGACCAGCTGTCATTAAGGCTCGCATTGATGGTAATACATCCAGTTCCTCAATGGCTACTTTCAGGGAACTTCTTAGGCTCTGATAATCCTTAAAACACTCCATTAAACTGGTATCAACAACATTAGCTAAATATCTCTCGACAGTTTCATTCCAAGTTTCTCTTCTTTTCTGGTCAGGTAACCATCTTGCATATCTACTGATTGCTATGAATTGCTGAAAAGTGTCCATCATTATTGTACTCCCACATTATTGGTTTTTTGTTGCTCGAATCCCATAAGGACCATGTTAATATTTTTGCTAAACGTGCCTGAGTTAAGGCATCTTTTTTGGTCAAACCTTTTGAGTAATAAGTGTCACAAACACGACCCCAAAGTGTCTCATCTTTTCGGAGAGGCTGACTTAATAACTTTGTGACCTTCTTATCTCCCCACTGAGGACAGCCACCATAGCCATCTGTAGGGTCACCTACCAAGGTTTGATACATATGATTGTAATGTGCTTGCTGAGGTGTAATTTCCTCTACTGGGTTGTCCAGTCTAATCAGTTTACAAGGCACAGTTTTAAGGTCCTTATCATCTGACACAACTGTAATGTCATATGCTTTCTGGACCTCAGGTTTGGTCGCAAAGATGCCACAAACATCGTCACCTTCTAGACCTTCGTATTTTAAACTTTTGTAGTTATCTTCGCAGTATTTTCGGACCTCATTAAGCAATATCGGCTTTTCTGAATTTTTTCGATTATGCTTATAAGAATCCAGGATTTTATACCTGAAACTTTTACCTTCGCTGAAACAGAGAATTACTTTTCCTAATTTCAAATAAGGCTCAAGTTGTTCTTTAATAGAATCTATTGCTAAATCTATATTTGCATCGTCAACCTCATTGGTAAATGGATTGACTTGCTGGGCAATTACACTGGCTTTAAATACTGGAATATCAGCATCCACCAGATACAAATTTTTCATCTTTTTAACCTCTGATCTAACCAGCTCATTCTGACCTCGCAGTACCTGATAATTTTTCGTAAATCTCTGATCTCAGCCTCTAGCCGATTTTCATTTTCATGGTTTAATTTGTACCCAGCTCGGCATGCATATTTGATAATGCTACCAACCCAAAAAGGCAGTTGATTTTCCATTATGAAATCAAGTGGCTCTATGACGTATCTAGAGTAGTGGTATGGCTGGACAATGTCTTTTTTTAACATGTCATCATCGCCAGCCATATTAGTCGCAACACTTGCGTTAGACTTATTGTCCATCAGGTGCTGGATACTTAAATCTGGTAAGTTGTACATGAGGTCCATCTGGAAATTTTTTCCAGTCAGCACCACAATCGATGTCAATGTCATTAGCCTCGGCAATGGCTTTCATGTGGTTAGCTATTTTCTTATAATAACCCCAGTGCCAGCTAATTTCTTTTTTGCCATCACCATCGTGATCTACCCAAGCTACAAAATCAATTGCATGCCCAGTGATATGTCTAGATCGTTCAGTAGTTGATGCACCATCAGCTACAAGTTTACGTTGTCTTTCTTTCGATCTCAGACCTTCAATAATTATGAAATCATGAGGTGAATCTGTTATGCTCAATTTAATTAGTTTGCATAAATCTTCATGAACTCCCTCTAAATTTCTTAGAGATCGTTTGCTTAAAACAAAACCCATTTAGGTCTCCTTTATTTTTTTGGTGGATGTTTTCCTATCAATCGGAGATAGATCAGCATGATGGCACAGTATCCCCAAAATAAGGCTACTCTCCATTCAGTGTCAGGCTCTTCGACTTCAACTATTTCCCATACGAATAGTACACCTAAGAAATAGATAAAGACTGCCAGCCAGAAACATTCTGGAGACAGCCAAGTTGTAAAATCTGTCAATGTAAATACTCTACTTTCTCAAATTCTTCGATTGTTAGTGTTTTGTAGCCTCGACAATCTGGACATGTTACCCAGCGACTGGCTATTAATGGCTCATCACCTACCTCAACTTGTAAATACACTTTTCCTTTTGCATTACATGTTGGGCAAGGCACTGGAGCCTCTTCGTCATTATTTATCAATGGCACTCAGCCCAATTTCCCCCAAGTTTGTACTCTGCATTAATAGGTACTCTTAGTTTCAGTTGGGTTCCTGTAGTTTGTGCAACTTTACACAGCACTTGACCTATTTGATCTGCTTTCTTTTTATCTCGTACTGCTAGTTGGATTTCATCATGTACATGCATTAGCAGTACAAAATCTTTAGACCATCCATGCTCAAAACCCATTTGTATTAATTCTTTGTATGAGTTCAGGAGCCAGATGTTTGATAATGTTCCAGCACTACCTTGTAGCAAAAAGTTTAATCCAGAGTGCTCGGACCTTATCGGTATTCGATGACCTAATATTCCAGTTATGTAACCTTGTTTTTTGATTACTCTGGATAGATCATCAGTTAGTTTCTTAAATGCTGGAATTGCTGAAAAGAACTTTTTTTTTAACTTAGCTCCTTCCTTAGCACCACCATTTACAATTTCACCTATTTTGGCTGGACCACCACCATAAAGAACACAGTATGTAAATCTTTTTGCTGATGCTCTATCTGGTAAGCCAGTGGCTGTTTGAGTTCTAGTGTGAATATCACCTTCAACAACCTCTCGACCATAATCGCCATTATCGTAATTTCCTAAAAAATGACCTAACATTCTTAGTTCAATTCCTGACAAATCACAGCCGATTTGGGTCCACCCATTTGAGTGAAAGAGTTCTCTCATTTCCTTTCCATATTTTGCTCCAACTCCAGTCACTTGACCGAGGTTTGGATTTCTATGGCTGGACCTACCAGTTGCAGTTGAGTGCAATGATATGTGTCCATGAATTTTTCCATTTTTCTGTATTCGTAACCAGCCATTATTTCCATCAGCCAGTTGACCTAACCTTTTCTCCAGTAAGAAACATTCAGCTAAATCTTGAGCCTCAGGGTAGGGTAGTTTTTTTAGAATTTTTTCATTTATTTCTGCAAGTCCACTTGGAGTAAACTGACTAGGTCTCCAGTCATATTTATTCTTTAGGCATTTAGCTATATGATGCCGACTGGATGGATTAAATTCAGTTAGTTCAATTTTAGTAAATGGTACACCTTCAGAATAGCCTAATCTTTTGTTATCTCGTTTAGGTGTAAAGACACCTTTATCCTCATACCAAGTACCAAAAAAATCCTTTAATTTTGAAATCGCAGCGATATTTTTTCCTCGCAATTCAGCAACCAATTTTGTAGCTTTTTCTACATCAAATGGATATCCTTCTTGCTCCATTTTAAAGGTCACTTGAGCCAGCTGTAAAATCATTTGATAACAATCCCAGCCATTTTGTCTAAGCTGTGGCTCTAATTTTAAAAATAATAATTTAGTAACATTGGTGTCCTGAACGCAGTATTTTTCCATTTCGACTGACCATTCTTCCCAGCCACCATCATAGTCACCTTTATGTTCTCTAAGTCTGAGACCCCAAGCCTTGAGGCTATGAGAACCGAGACTACGTGGATAAGCTCTCATAACCTCAGACTTAACATCGTACTGATTGTAGATGTCAGGGTAGACCACTCTAGACATCAACATGGTGTCAGTTATTGTACATGTGTCTGAGGGTCTAAATTCTAATAGCTTATCCAACACAGGCAAGTCGTAAGCTATCAGATTATGCCCAACGAGTTCGTCAGCATCTGACATGGATTGGATGATGTCAGACCATGCTTGACTGGGCATGCTTGTATTGCACCTGATAACACTATCGGATGCAATGTCTCTTAAAACGATTGTATGTATTTTGGAAACAGTATCTAAAAGTCCATTGGTTTCGATGTCGATGACATACCTTCTTCCTTGGTATCTTTGGTCCATACATTTTCTCCTTCTGGTTCTTCATCTGTTTCCCATAATCGACCTGAATCTTTGTCGTATTTCAGGTAACCAGCAAAACCAGTTATCCCTGACCAACGATTTTTCAGGACCTCTAAGTTTCTAAAATTTTTATCGTGTCCAACTACGTTTAGACTGACAACATTGTCAGCCAGCTGTACGAGGCTGTGTGAGCCTCTTAAACTCTGTAATGATACTCTTAAACCATCCTCATAGCCTTTTTCGCCCTGAGGTCGTCTAAGATGCGTCACAACAATTAAATGAAAGTCTAGCTCCTGAACTATGGACCTAAGTTTGGTCATAGTTGCATCAATCATTTTTCTTTCATCACCTATTCGGTCCAGCATGCCTGAACTGGCAATTGTAATATGATCTAGAACTACAACTTGGCACTCCAGTCCAGTAACCATAAATCGAATACGACTTAAAAGGTCATTGATCTCCATTGACCCAAAACTATCAAATAAAACAAAATTATTTGTATGAGCCAAGGCTGTGTGTGCTTGTCTAATGAGGTCCTCAGGGATGTCGGAATTGATAACAACATTTTTCTCAAGATGAATAGAAATCAAAGACCGAGCAGTAGTCGTAACTGATTCCTCAAGCATCATTAAGCCGACCTTAGTATTGGACCCAAACCCAAGGTCATAGGCAATTTCTCGACAAAAAGTGCTTTTGCCTACACCAGAGCCAGCACTGATGACTGTCAGAGAACTTGGTCTTAGACCACCAATCATCTTGTCGAGAGTTGAGAATGGAGTTTTTATTCCAGACTGAGATTTTTCTAGGAGATTTGGCAACAAACTAGAGAAATCTGTTATCCCTGAGGGTCTCCAAGGTCGAGCTTTATAAAAAGCATCAACCAGCTCCTGACTGTCTCCATTGGTAAGACAATCAGAGGCATCTTTTCTGCTTAGTGTCGCAATTCTCACTTTATTTGATGGGAGGAACTGAACTGCGTCAGCTATAGCAGATTGACCATGCTCATCATTATCAAAAAAGAGCACAATCTCATCGAATTGATCAAGAAACTCATAATGATTTTTCATGACCTTTCCGACATTCGATATGCCATTTGGTAGGCTAACAACATTGTGTTTGCCACCTAGACATTGACTAAGTGAAAGACAATCAATTTCGCCCTCAGTGATGGCTATTTTGTCTCTCGTATTGTTAACTGTATGCATGCCAAATAGAGGCATGTCCTTGGCATTTCCAAGGCATGTAAATCGCTTATCTGCGTATCTGATTTTTTGAGCAACTCTAATGCCATCTTTATCAAAATAGTTGGCAATGTGACAGCCAATACCTTTAGAATCCATACCAGTTTGATAATGGTATCTCTCACAAGTTTCCTGATAGATTTTTCTATTTTTCAATGCAGTAATTTGACCATCTTTAATGAGGTCCACTGGAACTTTTTTTGTCATTGTAGGTAGTTCCTTTTCTTCATCTTGGAAATAAGTTTGACAGCTAAAACAGTAGCTATGCCCATCGTCATAAATAGCTCTGGCATCACTGCTGGAACATGAGAGACAACTGGTTTTCCTGATTAGGTTCGACTGGTCTCTTAAATGTATATTCTCCATATCTTTTCCCATTAAAGCTCTTTTTCAATTTCATATCGATTTCGTAGTGCTGTCTAAGTTCAAAAATAGTGGCACTAAGTCTAAAATCTCCGAGTTCATGGAGTGCTTTAAGTGGACTGATTGAGCCATACTTGGTCATATAATTTAAAACTCTTATGGCTCTCGGAGTTAACTTTGACCCTTTTATAATTTCATGGAGTTGTTTTACTTCTTTTTCACTCATCTACATTTCCTTTCAATTTCTTAATCAAATATTCATTACCTTTTTCAGTCAGTCGATAATGGTTCATTAGTCTAATTTGTGGACCCCAAGCACCAGTGCTCTCTTTTCCCATTTGTGTCTTTTCAACAAAGCCAAAACTGAAATGAAGAGTATCTAGTGTCGATTGAAAAACTGGTTTATTCAGAAAGCTGTTCAGTAGGTCCATCGGAACCCATCTCTCCTTCTTCATTCCCAGTTTCAGTGCTAACATCGTCTGCCACTGTCGTGGATTTATCTTTTTCATTTTCTTCCTTTTCTTGCATGTGGATTTCGAGCAACGACATACTTCGGCAATTGTCGTTTCGGTTTCTCAAGCCATTCAGTTGGTATCTTCTTTTCCGAGTAAGTGAATCCGAACTTTTCGCAGTAGGCTTGGTAAGTTGTCTGCGATTTCTTATGAATTTTCGTCTTTTGATTTTGAAACAAAAAATGTACATCAAGGTCCTCAAATTGCTCTCTCAGGAGCAAGTGCTTATGACGATCTTGAACTGTCCATAACCCTTTAATTTCAACTATGACATTATTGGGCAGTATCAAATCTGGTACGTAAAAAGATTGACGAGCTGGAACTATAAAATCAATTTTGTATTCTTCATATTTGAAATTACAATCCAGCTCATCTATAACACGTTTCTCAAAATTCGACCTGAGTTTCAGTGTTTGTTTGTGTAGTTTCGGATGCAACGTAAGCTCCTTCGACAACTTCAAAATCATCTTCGCTAACTACGTTTCCACCTCTGGATAAAATCTGGATTCCCTCTAGGTAGGCTTTAATACCTTTTTGACCTCTAGAGTCGTATGATTTAATTTTGATAATTAAGTTTAAATTTGCACCAGAACCAAAGTTAATATCTGATTTGATGCGTTTGGCTGACCCATCTACAAAGCATACTTTTTCGACATCATATGTCATTGCTTTGTAAAGAACTGTGCCATCTTCCATAGTTTTGCAGACAGCATTGTGTCCAGTGCCATCAAATTCTTCTTTGTTGATCTTATTTACAACTTTATCTACAGCCTTTGAATCTTCAGGTTGTAAACTGAATTTTAGTGCTTTTCTAGATTCATTAAATTGTTCGCCACGTAAATCATTGAACACAACATTCACGTTGTTTAATGTCATTTTCTGTGGTTTTGACTTAGGTTTCGTATTCATTATTTATCCTTTAACTAAATGCAAATTTCGATTTCAGCACACCTCTGAGGTCCAACGAGCCTTTCGCTGGAATGTCAGTAGGTAGTCGGTGTCTATTTCTCGAACTAATTTGGTTCTGTGCGATACCTAACAAGGCATCGTAAATATCGTATTTTTCATAGAGTTCAACAAAGCTACATCTAATTATATCCTGAAACTTTGTTGCATCTGCCATGAGACAACCAAAGCTGTCATGAATATGGAGCTGGTCTCTAATCCCAGCATTAGCACCTTTTCTGGTAACCATAATTAAATGCGTTGCATCCATGCTATGAATTACATTTGGAGCAACTGAACTCTTAGCTTTATCTTTCAGAATTATCTCTGTAGGTCTTAGTTTAGCCAGCATGCTCAATTGCGTAATATTTGAGTATGTACCAGTAGTTAAATTCATAACTGGAACCTCAGCTCCACCAAAAATTCCTCTAACTCTATGTGTTTGCCATTGATAATAGGCATGCACTACTGGAAAGCCTAAAGGTGTATCAAAAATTAATGGTTTACCTTCATGAGCAAGTGCTCCAGCTACTTGTGTAAGCCATTGCATGGCACCTGATGTATCTTTGACAACTTTATTAACTGATTTCCAATTAAGTTCAGCTATTAGACCAGCAACTGCAAACCCACCATCATTGTCTATTGCGTATGGATTTTCTTCAATTAGACCCATTCTGACCTGAGTTTCGATAGGTCTCATTAAATCTTCGAGTATTTGCTCTTTAAAGCCGAATTTTTTGCTACTGTAGCCGAAAGTCATAGTATTTCGTTTAACTATGCTACGAGTAAGAGAACCAGCCTCTATGAGCTTTAAAATGGGTTTCTTCCATTGCTGGTAAAATTGTGCTTTTTGAGACCAAGCTCTATCTAAATACTCATTTGATTGATCAACGACTGCACTATACAGATCACCAACTTTATTTGCTGGACCTAGATTAACAAGTAGACCTTCCTCTGACCTAAGTGAGGCTGAGAAATGTTGCTGACCAGAACATGAGCCATCAAAGTTCATAAATACTTTTGAGTTATACTTTAATGGATTATCTGACATAAGAGCTAATGTTAGTTCCATGCAGTAATTTAGAAATGTAAATGGCTTATCTGCTTTTGCCCAATCTAATTTAGTTTTCCATAATTCAGCACAATCAAAAATAAATTCCAAATTATCCATAGTCCATTGCACTCGGTCATCTGGTAATTTTTTTGTACAATTATCAAAGTCACCAGCTGTAGCTATTGCATACTTTAGCCAGTATAAACCTTGATCTCCGAGAGGCTTACCAACTGCCGACCAAATGAGGGAACGTATATGGTCACCACGATGGTGGCTGAAAGGGGAGATTGGATAAACCCTACCTCGGAAATCAGCTCTGTGAGGTAAATAAAATGTTTTACCTGAATAAGTTTTTGCTGTGTGAATATCCTGATGAAATTGAGACCTTTGACTTTCAATTGAATGTTTCAGGTCCAATGCTTTTAATCTGTTAAAAAAGTTCTCTCTGTCATTTTTAATCTTTTCAGGAATTTCTACTTCTTCATCAACAATAAATTTTTTAATTTTAAGACTATGATTGTTTTCATAGGCAAACTGAATAACCTCAATCATTCTGGAATTAATTGCTAATGGAGTTTTACCTAGAATATCGACACCAGTTAAGTATGGTTTCATTTTTCCAGATACTAGATTATTTTTTAGTAATCTCCTTTGACCTTGAGTTTCTTTAGTTACAAGGTTTACATTTTTAGAAACTGCTTTTGTCAAATAGCATCCACCAGTTACTGTTTCCCAATTTCTTGGTGGAACCAGCATTGGATAATATTGAGGTCTTTGCAGTGCTTTTTCTAAACTAATAATGTCTAACTGCTTTTTGGCATATTCTGTGTAAATAACCTGATATTTTTTTTTGCCATTTTTCATAAAAAACTTGAGACAAAAAATATCTTTGAGACAAGCAATAGCCTGAAACACGTATTCTCTTCCAATATCTAATTGCCACTCATTGTCTCTCTTTTCATGCTTAGTGATTTCTTTCTGGACCAGCTTTCTAAAAACACTAGCTCTGTTTCTTTCTGTACGACCAACTTGATTAGCTTTTCTTCTCAGCTTATCGGTCAAAGATTTGTTAAATGTTTTAGAACAAATTGTGGCATATGCTCTAGTCTTTATGAAACTACCAGCTGTCATGCATGCAAACATTACGTTCTCTTCATTTCTAACTGTAGTGACTAAAGCTCTTAAAACATCATAAGCGATTTCGACCTTATCGATAGAGTCGATAGTCATATCCTTTATGAGAATATTCTGAATAGCATCTGCTAATCTTTTGACTTGTGTCTTTAGGATAACTTTTTCGTTAGAAAAATGTCTCTCTTCAGAACCTAAAATTTTATCTTTCCCTAGAGCTGACATTTGCTCTTCAATGTCTAATTGGGTTTGAAATAGTTCTAAGTGATTATCTGACATTTCATTCATGGTCTGCCTCTCTATCTAGTTCTTATCATTTACTCCCAATCTTCGCTGGGCAACTAACACTTACCATCTGTTGATTATTTTGGCAACATTGTTCATAAATGTACACTTTTGGCATGTTGTAGCAAAAAATCATTATTTCTTAGGAAGTTATCCGTAATTTCTTGGGAGTACACTTATCAGGTGGTCGTACTCTAAAGGACACTACTGTGTCTAATCATTACCACTAGTAAAATAAGGACAGTTACACCAACTGATTTCAAAAATTACTCCCAAGCTAATTTGGGTAAATAGCAACTGTTATGAGAAAAGGCTTATATTTAAGGCTGTGTGGTCACTTGACCACCGATGCTGGTAGCCAAGTGACAACTGATTTGTAATCAGTGGGTCGGGAGTTCGAGTCTCTCTGGAGGCACCATTACCCCAATAAAATAAGGGTATGAAAGAATCGAGTGGGAGTAAAAATGAGCTACACGAAACACTCCCACAAAAATGGGAGTAAAATGGGAGTAGTAGTCTCTTTCTGTATATAATCCCATAGTAGTCATTACATTACACATGCTGATATATTTTTCGCACTCACATGTGC